CTCAGATCTGAGCCGTTTCCAGCATATTTCAGTATAAATCTATAAGTAGTAATAGGACTAGACTATATTTGTCTGTCTACAAACTTAATTTGGAGGCCACAATGTCAAGAGAAAATTTAGAACAAATTCTTGAACTCCTACTAGCAGAAGAGAACGAAAAAGCAGAAGAACTACTACATGAGTATGTAGTTTCTAAAGCTCGTGCAGAGTACGAAAAAGTTCTTGACGAAAGCGAAGAAGAAGTAGAGGTTGAAGAGTCAGAAGTTGACGAATCAGTTGAAGACACAGAAGCCGTTGAAGAATCAGATGAAGTTGAAGTTGAAGTGGAAGAGTCAGAAGTTATTGAAGATAATTTAGCAACTGACCAAGAAGAAGCAGAAGCAGAAATTGATGCTGATGAGACAGGCTTAGAAGAAGAAGAGCACGACGAAGAAGGTGAAGAAGGTGAAGAAGAAGGCGAAGACGATATCGAAGATAAAGTTGATGAGCTTGAAGCAGAACTAGAAGATCTACGTGCTGAATTCGAAAAACTAATGTCAGACGACGAAGATAAGCCAGAAGGCGACGACATGGATATGGACATGGATGACATGGACGTTGAAATGGACGACGAAGGCGAAGACGAAATGGAATCAATCGAATATGATTTAGACGAAGCAGAAGTTGCTGACGCTGAAGAGATTGAAGAAGCAACAAAGTTAAGCGACAATGTTGATCGTCAGCCACTAGATGGTAAAGGCGTTGAAGAAGACAGCAAAGAATCACCATTTACAAAAGCACCAGCAAAGTCAAAAGTTGAAGGCGCAGGCGAACCTGTAAAAGCAAAAGATGGCGGCGAAGGCGTTAAAGGTGAATCAGCGAAGGACCACACACCTACAGACAACATTAAAGTTGAGCCTAAAAAGGCATAAAGTAGGGAGTAGAACTTATGGCAACACGTAAACTATACGAATATATGAGTTCAGATCATGCGGGTCTGAAACTTTTGGAATCTGAAGACGGTAAAGACCTCATGATGAGCGGCTTGTTCATACAAGGAGAAGTTGAAAATCAGAATGGTCGTGTTTATCCTAAAACAGAAATCCAACGTGCAGTAGAAAGTGTTAGAACTAGATTAAGCAAGGGCGAAACCGTTCTTGGTGAACTAGATCATCCAGAAGAACTACAAATTAACTTAGATCGTGTGAGTCATATTATTGTTGACATGCATTGTGAAGACAATAACGGAATGGGTAAACTTAAAATCATAGACACACCTATGGGTAACATTGCTAGAAGCCTTTTAAAGGCTGGAGCAAAACTGGGCGTAAGTAGTCGAGGTAGCGGTAATGTAAGTGAGAGCGGTAAAGTTTCTGACTTTGATATAGTTACAGTCGACATTGTGGCCCAGCCCAGTGCACCAGACGCATATCCAAAGACAATTTATGAGAGTTTATTTAACATGAGAGGCGGTGCTGTAATTTATAACACCGCATCTGCAGTAACACATGATACAACCGCAGAAAAACACCTGATGAAGCAAATAACTGCTTTCATCAATGAACTAAAGAAGTAGGAGACTACTATGGCAGGTACATTTAACGAACTACTTGAAGGAACAGAGCTTACTGAAGAAGTGCGTTCTGCAATTCAAGAGGCTTGGGAAGGTAAACTTGCTGAGGCACGTGAAGAAGTAACGGCTGAACTTCGTGAGGAGTTTGCACAACGTTATGAGCATGATAAAGGTCTTATTGTGGAAGCAATGGATAATTTTATCAGCACTAAAGTTGAAGCCGAGATTGCTGAGCTTGCTGAAGATAAGAAATCTTTATCCGAGCAAAAAGTTAAGTATCGCAAAGCCATTAGTGAACATGCAAAACTTCTTGATCAATTTGTAACTGAAATGGTTGCAAAGGAAGTTAAAGAGTTACGTGCAGACCGTAATCGTGTAGCAGAGCACGTTGGCAAACTTGATGAGTTTGTTAGCGAGCAATTAGCAGAAGAGCTAAAAGAGTTCCACGAAGACAAGAAAGCACTAGTTGAGCAGAAAGTTAAAATGATTAGACAAGGCAAAAAAGAACTTGCTGAATCTAAGAAAGACTTTATTAAGAAAGCTGCTGACAAAGTTGAAAACGTTGTCAACAAGGTTATTACTAATGAAGTTAGATCATTTAAAGACGACATCACTAAGGCTCGCGAAAATGACTTTGGCCGTAGAATTTTTGAAGCATTCGCAACTGAGTATAACACATCATACTTAAACGAAGCCAAAGAAATCAAATCGGTACAGAAACAGTTAGCCGAAATGGGTAAGCGATTAGCAGAGGCACAGGAAGCCGTTGAATCTCAAAAGGAAGCAACAAAGTTAACTGAGTCTAAGTTAAGAGTTGCAGAAGATCGTTTTGCTCGTAATGAGACATTAAACAGTCTACTAGCACCACTAGGCAAAGAGAAGAAAGAAATTATGTCCGACTTACTTGAAAGTGTTAAGACAGAGAACTTACAGAAGCAATTCGATAAGTATCTCCCATCTGTTTTAGATGGCGAAACACCAAGAGTGAAGAAGACTATCACAGAATCAGTAGTTAAAGAACACACTGGTAATAAGAAGGCACCTGTGAAAGCAGAGGCCAATGACAACACGGATAGTGTTGTTGAAATTGACACGATCCGTAAATTAGCCGGACTTTCAAAATAATAGGAGTTTAGATCATGGCAAACTTATTTGAAAGCAACTGGTCAGCAACCAAAGATGCGTTGATGGAAGGCCTTAGTGGTCAACGTCAAAAAACTATGGATGTTGTCCTTGAGAATGCGAAAAAGCAATTGTCAGAGGCAGCAAGCACAGGCGCAACAGGTGCTGGTTCAGTAGCAACATTAAACAAGGTAATGTTACCTTTAATTCGACGTGTAATGCCTAGCGTTATTGCAAACGAATTAGTAGGTGTACAACCTATGACTGGTCCAGTAGGACAAATTCACACATTGCGTGTACGTTATGCAGAAACAGCTGCTGGCGTAAATGCAGGTACAGAAGCTCTATCACCATTTGCATTAGCAAATGCATATTCAGGTTCACCAGACGCTACAGCAAGTGCAGAAGGTACACCAGGACGTAAGATGAGCATTCAAATCTTGAAAGAAACAGTAGAAGCAAAGACAAGACGTCTATCAGCTCGCTGGACTTTCGAGGCAGCACAAGACGCAGAAGCAATGCATGGTGTTGACGTTGAGTCAGAAATCATGGCTGCTTTAGCACAGGAAATCGTAGTAGAAATTGACCAAGAAATTATTGGTTCTCTACGTACACTAGCAGGTTCAGGTACAACTTTAGACTTCGGTTCTTTAAGTGGCCAGAGCGTATACGTTGGTGACCGTCACGCTGCATTAGCAATTGAGATCAACAGAGCAGCTAACAGAATCGCAGCTAGAACAAGACGCGGTGCTGGTAACTACGTTGTTGTTTCTCCAGAAGCACTAACAATCCTTCAGTCAGCAAGCACATCAACATTTGCTCGCACAACAGAAGGTTCATTCGAAGCACCAACAAACACTAAGTTTGTAGGTACATTGAATGGTACAATTAAAGTATTTGTTGACAACTATGCTGCTGATCAAGCAGACGGTGGTCCAGCAGTACTAGTAGGTTACAAAGGTTCATCTGAAACAGATGCTCCAGCGTTCTACTGCCCATACGTTCCATTAATGAGCACAGGTCCAGTTATGGATCCTGCTACATTTGAACCAGTAGTGAGCTTTATGACAAGATATGGTTATAAAGAACTTACAAATACTGCTTCATCTCTTGGTAACGCAGGCGACTACGTTGATGCTATCACATTAGCA